TCGTTTCAAGGAGGTCTTTTCAATATTTGCATGATTCCACACCGTAGAGGTGTCTTCTGGATCAGAAGCAGGAGAAGCAGGAGAAGCAGAAGAAGCAGGAGAAGCAGGAGAATGACTAAGGAGCGCAAGGGCCTTATCGATCCATTCATGAGGGAGAACGCCCGTATGAAGCGCATGAGAAAAGAAGGACGACTCTGCAGGAATCTTCTCTGTCACCAACTCAATCAGAACATCCTCCATCCCATCCACTGTCTCAATCTTCTTCTCCCGCCCCGTTGCCTGAAAGGCCTCCACCCAGCACCGACGATACTCCTTATCATTCTCTGCACCCCATCGCAACTGCGTATCCATGATAAACCCATAGTGAAGGCCAATCTCATCGAATCGCGCCTCGAGATCAAAGGAAAACGTCGGTGTCCGAAGGACCGTCCCTGACAGTTCCACCGTCCCCTGCGCGATGTCCTCCATGACAATGAAACAACCGTAGAGATGGTTTTGAAACTGTAAAGAGCGTAAACCCGTGACACCTGTAGCGGTAGTAAGGCACACCTGGCGGATCGCTTGGACGTCCATTCTTCCTAGAACGAAGGATCTCTCCTCTTTGAACGGAACGCATCATGACCGAATACCTATTGGAATTCTCCCATGGATCCGTTGCCCTGAACGAAGAGCAATATCGTGTCGTAACGAGTCCGTCCTCCGAAAACCAGCGCATTCTGGCTTCCGCGGGATCAGGAAAAACAACGACCATCACCGCGCGGATTGCCTATCTCGTGGAAGAATATGGCATGGATCCCAGTCGAATCCTCCTTCTCACCTTCAGTCGCGCCGCCGCCCAAGAAATGATCCATCGCGTAGAACGCCTTATTGGGACCGCCCCCCGCTACGCGGGAACCTTTCACGCCATCAGTCACCAGATCCTCCGCGAAGAGGCCCCTCAGTCCATCGCTGACCAGCCCTTTATGGATGAGCTCCCTTATCGGCTCGTTACATGGCTTCAGACCGAACCAGGGAAGACATGGGCTAGTCGCTTTCGCACCATTATCGTGGACGAATTCCAAGACATCAACGACATTCAATGGAAACTCCTCTCCTGCTTTTATCATCCGTGGGCCACCATGACGATCGTGGGAGATGATGCGCAAAACATTTATACCTGGCGGGGATCCTCAGTGGACTTCATCCTGACGTTCCATGAAAAGATAAAACGGGTGGTGGACTATCAACTGTGTCGCAATTATCGCTCGATGGAATCGATTGTGACGATTGCGAATGCGGTGATGCGATTCATCCCTACGCTCCCGTTCAAAGAGAAGATGATGGCGCACCAGAAGGGGGGGCACGTGCCCGAGGTCCATTTCTTTTTTCGGTCGTCGGATGAAACCGATTGGATTGTAAACTCGGCCATTCGTCTGCGGAGGCAATGTCCCACGCTCACGATTGCGATCCTCTCGCGATACAATCACGATCTCTACCGTCTGGAAGAGCGATTTCATGTCAAACGGGTGCCCTATGAGCTCCACCATGAAGAGAAGGACAAGCGGGCTCACCAACAACCTCCTCACGCTTCGCAACAGCCTCCTCAGCCTTCTCCCATCACCCTCGCCAGCATTCACGGAAGCAAGGGGCTCGAATGGGACATCGTCTTCTTCATGAATCTTCATGATGACATCTTCCCTTCCCGTAAGAGCGATGAGGAGATCGTATGTGAGCGCCGTCTTTTCTACGTGGCGGTCACACGAGCCAAAAAAGGCCTCTATATGACCTATTCGCGACAAGAACGAGCCCTCTGCCGATTTGTCCGTGAGATCCCCCGCCCGTTCCTCCGTTTCCACAATGTGGCCTCCTTTCAATTGAGCACACAAGAGGCGACCGTTCCCCTCTTGTCCGTGGAGGACATGATCCGAGGTCTGGACGGCGCCGACTGGAATGAGCTCCGTGCGAAAGGGTGGGTGCCCGCAGTGACCCAGGTTCAGACCGAATCCATCTATCCATTTGGACAGCAGTTCATCATGCCCGAGTGGGTGCGCACCCATGATGTTCGCGAAACATGGACGGAAATGATGCGCTGGGTGACCCTTCGAGAGTGTGCGCGCATTCGCCAGACCATGGAGGAACTCCGCACTCCCGCGATCTCCGAGACACTTCTGACGCTCCGTATTTATCGCGAGGACATTCCCTTTTGGGAACTCTATGAAGTGGAAATGGAACAGCTCGCGCATCTGTTCTTGAAGCACACTCCCACGATGCCACCGATTGACTATGCACAGCTACAGGAATATGTCACACAGAAGCTACGACACCTCACATGGACAGTGGAAGAGATGTCTCATGCCGTGCTCATTCTTGCCAAACTGCGCGGACAACTGAGACCGCTTCGTCATGCGGGATTTGATCTGAACGAGTTTACGTTTGGATGGGTGCGTTCCTCGGTCCCCACCGAGATGCGTCCTGAGATTCTCGCGAGTTGGCATCGGGTGATGGATGTCACCCAACCCTCACACGTGATCATTGGAGACCTGTGGCGCATGGCGGCCATTCGATCCGTTGCGACGGGCCGAAACATCCCTCTGTATCAATATGCCACCGTGCTTCCCCATCTTCTCTTGAAAGAGCAACAGGACATTGTCCAACAACTGGAGATCGCCGTTCCGCGATGGTTGATGCCCCATGTCACTCAGGACAATCCCATCATTCATTTTATGTTTGAGGTGGATGGTCTTCGTCCGTTATCCTTTGAATTGATGACGGAAAAAGGCGCGTATGATCTCTTTTTTGACCCGACGTTTGTCCCGAGAACGGATGACAAAATACGAATGCTCCTGAAGCAATATGTGTATGAGGAGGTGTTCGATCGCTCCCTGGAGAGCATGGGATGTCTTAATCTCGCGACGGGAATGATTCATGAATACAAGGTCACGTCTACCATACGGGCGCAGCTGAGCCAGATGTGGCAATACCTACAAACGAAGTACCGCTTGAATTTGTAACTTTCTTAGGAGGCGCCTTCACGTGAGTCTCTCCACCAGGCTGGGAAAAGGCGGGGGCACTCTGAACAGAGCGACGTGACTGAGAGGTAGGGGGCATCTGATTCACACCGCCGTGGGGCATGGGTGCGCCCTGTGGTAGTCCACCGCGTTTCGCATAAAAGGTCTGTGCACCATAGCGATCCTGTTTGGTGGGGTTGTGAAACAGACGACCGCTTCGCTCAAAGTAGGCGGTGTCATTGGCGGAACGACACGTCATCCCGTCGTTGCGAAGAAGCGCCTGGGGCATAGACAACTCCGAAACGAACTGGTTCGTGATGGCTTTGCGATCAGGCAATGTGCTACCCGCATTGTATAGGTTGCTCCCCTCAGAAGGAATATACTGACTCGTCACACATGCCCGATCCAGACGTTGATCCAGGGTGCGCAGAACCGACTCCTGATCGATAGCGGCGGAGTAGCGACCGGGCGGATAGACCCCTCCTCCCATGGGAAACACCATGTCTGAAGGAGGGAGAGGTGCCTCTCGGGTTGGCGCACTCGTTTTGTATTCCATACAGACCTTCACAAGGGGTCGAAAGTCCTCAGGCAATGTGACATGACGGGTAGGAAGAATATGACGGAGCATTTTTGTCGGATCCCAATGAGACGTCAGGCACACGGGAGGAAACAGATTTCCCTCCACGGTAGGAAACGGATAGGCGCTCACAAAGGGTGAGGGCTGGCTCATCGTATTATGTCTTATTATTATACTTTATTATTATTTGGATTATCTTTGGACGTGAGACCCAGGTAGGCTATGCGTCGCGGATCGTTGGGAATGGGGATCGTAGGAAGTTGGCCCCATCCTGTTTCGCGGTTGGCAAAGCTAACCTCCTCATCAATTTGAAAGGTTGCATCCCATTCATTGATGGCCAGTGTAAAAGGGAGATACTGCCAGGCGGGCGTGAGTTGGTCGTCGTCGTAATAGATTTTAAAATCCAGATGGTCCAGTTTCCCCAGAGGCACATCCAACACCACGGGATTCTGAATGACGGTTTGAGAAAGACCCGTATCACCGACGGCGCCCATTAGGATTTTGGCAGCCATGAGTTTGACCTGACCCGTCGTTTCATTGGAGACCGCGTAGTCCTCTTTCATGGCAATGTCCATGTTGTTGAACCCAAATTCAGTGTTCATCTGGATGAAGAAGTTCGTGTTCCCCGTGGAGGTAATGTCTGCAATGGAGCTAAGGAGATTAAAATGACCGAGCGTATTATTCATGAGCCCCATACGATAATTCAGCCCACGAATGGCAGTATCGACGGGAAGACAGGAATACCATGAATTGACGAGATCCTGAATGACAGCACAGCAGATGGCCTGACAGTCCTCGGGAGTAGCCTGTGCGAGACCTCTCACCGATTGCCCAGGAAGATACAGGGACTGATTGGTGACAAAGGAGACAGGAAGACTCTGTTGGATGGTATAGGACTGCGTTTGGATGGTTTGATCGGGTAGGATACCCGTGTATTTCGTGGAAACGTAGTCATGATAGTCCGCCTGAACATGCCCATGGAAAGAGGACAACGTTTGCGTCACGGACTGATGAAGATCATAGTAGCCTGACAGGGAACTGTGATAGTCCAGAAAGTTTGTAAAGGTCATCCCCATCCCTCCATAGTTTCCATAGATGCGCCCGATCGTGCTCTGATAGGCAAACATAGTCGTAAACGCCTCATCCGCATGAAGATCCGATGCACGAAAGGTGGATTCTGTAGCGGTATGCTCTATGCCGCCCTGGTAGCGATACCCTGATACCATGTGATAGTGGCTCAGCACCGTGCTCAGATTCAGCTCCAAGTGTTTATAGATGGAAGCATAGCCAATCGCATTTTTTTTGAGAAGCGGAATGGAGTGCGACTGGAGATCATGAGTGGCCAATTGTTGCGCCACGATGTCAGCATGTTTCCGTTTAAATTCCCGTTGAAGCGAGGGGTGAAGCGTATCGTGAACAGATCGAAAGCGTCGATCGGATTCGTTGTAGGACCAGATGTATTTGTTGACATTCCGAAGTTCAAAGGTCAGATGACGGCGATAGACATCGAGCGCGCCCTGATTGAGGCGACACACCTGTTCATAGACAACGCTGTCCAGCCCTAAAAACGCCCCCATGACCTGTTGATAGACCTCGTCAAATGTGGTGGAGGGATCCACCTGAAGAAAGGGAAGTGCCCGTTGCGTCGCAAGTGCCTCCTTTAGAACGGGGTAGTAATACGCATTGAACGCGATGGTCTCTGTGATCACCGAAAAGGAATCGACATGCTGTTGGGAATAGTAGGTGTTCATGATGTCCTCTTTGGTGTGCGTGCCAAGTCGGCGCAGGGTCGCATCCGATTCAAAGGAGTCGCCAGGTTCATTAAACAGAACCAACACATCCCGTGTATTCATAAAGACGTCACGAAAGGCATCATATGTAATGATATTAAACGGTGGAGTGCGATTCGCCTTCGCAGTCAGCTCCTGGGCAATCTGTTTGTTGTTGTAGGTGCCATCGGAAAGAGACAGGGTCACCAAAAGGGGATCGCCGACATCGTTCACACGACCAGCTTCGATCATTCCTAAGGTATTTGCTTGCGTCGTGCAGTTCATGACACCAATACAGGAGCTGATACACGTAGAGGGAATCCCCTTTTCCAACAGGGCACTGACGAGAGAACTCGTAAAGATGGCGGTCTGGGACAGATTCGCGGCACTGTTGGGGAAGGACAATTGCACGAGCTGAAACTTCGTGACGTTTTTATAGACGCGAGGGAGCTTGATCTGAAAGTTGTAAGGGGTGGGAAAAGACTTTTTGTCACGATTGGACGATTTGAGACTGAACAGGCTCGTTTTGGTCGTTTTAGGGGGGTCCAGATAGACCATGTCCTTTGTGGTCGCCATGCTCTTGTCCATGAAGAAGGGGGCATTCGCAAGAGACCCGCGTCCAGTGCGAGCCTGCTGAGAGAGATTCATGGATTTTGACATGGCTTGCATGTGCGCGGCCGTCGCCACCTCTTTCGGATCCACCGTCACGTTTTTGATGGCCCCTGTGACAGGGTCAACGACACCTGGCGCACCTGTCATGACCGCGCCCGTGGGGGTATTGATGATGTTGCTCCTGAGAGTGCGCTGGATCGAAGGAAGAGGTTCATCGGTGAGAAGAGGGCCATCGGCAGGGGCCCGAATGAGCGCATATCGTGCATCACGCGCCTGTCGAATCCGACGAAGTTCATTGGGATCCTCTTCGGCCACATACTCATCCTCTCCTGACTCGTCCTCTGTGCCCGTCTCCTCCTCTGTCTTCTCATCCCCTGTATCTTCATCGGATTCATAAGGAGTATAGTCCGCAAGGGGCCGACTCATTCTATCTCCATGGTTTGGATTTTCTTTATATGAGATCTAAAGGGGGCAGAAGAAAGGATCAGTAATGGATCACGATTCCGCCCACTATCATGATTCGGAAGTCTATCAGGATCGTGAGAATACAAAGAAGCAGAATGCAAACCTGTTTCTCTCCAATAATTCGAACCCCTTTCTGATTTCGCCCTACAACTTCCCCTCTCTCGCGGCGTATGCGAAGAATGACGTGGTCGCTGACATTTCTTCTATTATTTCCTCTATTGTCGCGAGTCTCGCAGCCGTCATTGATTTGAATACGTTTACGTTGACGATTAGCACGATTACTCCTATTAATTCCGTGTTGGATCCCGATCAGCGAATTCATATGACAGGCACGATCCTTCAATTGACTTCTCTGAATACGCTCTTTCTCTCGAGTGTCAATGCGATGTCGATTACGTCGGGCTCGACCATTCGAATCACTGCCCCCTTTACGTCTGTGAGCAATGTGCTTGCTGTGTCCACCCTGAGCACGACGAATCTAGCCGTCGGGGCCTTTCGAGGATCGGGAGGTATCTTTAGTTCTCTTACGACGAGCTCTCTCCTTGCCAATAGTGTGAGCACGATCAGCACGTATACAACTGCGTTTCAAACGTCTGACGGTACCGCTAGTACCTTTACCATTAGCACCCTGACGGGCACCAACGGAATCTTTAGCACACTGACGACCAGCACACTCAGCCTTCCCAATCTCATCACAACGACTGCCACGATTAGCACCCTCACGGCCAGCACCTTGGTAGGTAACAATGCGGGCATCAGCAGTCTGACAACGAGCACATTCAGTGCCAGCACTCTTACAGGAGGGCTTGCCAATATCAGCACTCTCTCTACCAACGGGATGACGGTCCTGTCTACCCTCACACTGAGCACGGTCACAGGCACCAATGCCACATTCGACACATTGAGCGCGACCAACTTCTCTGTTTCTGTAATCTCATTGGCGTCCTTGACGATCAGCACTCTCTTTGCAAAATCAACGATCGATACAAGCACATTCACAACGATCAATGCCACGGTCAGCACGATGGACATCTCTACACTAACAGTGAGCACCGTCACAGCAGACAATGTGGTGATCAGCACACTTGCGGTCAGCACGCTCTCTAGCATTGCAACGGACGTCGTGAATGGCCGTCAATTTAATGGAAGCACCGTTACGGTTCTGCGTGGCACATTCAATTCTACCATTACGAACTCCACGACAACTACAAGCACGCTCATTACGATCAATGGATTTATCAGCACGCTGACGGCAAGCACGATCCTCACAAGAAATGTGATCATCAGCACGCTTACAGTGAGCACGCTTACGAACACCTCGACGCTCACGGTGAACTCTACGATCACAACGAGTAGCATCATTGGGGTTCGTGGATTTTTGAGCACGCTTGACGTTAGCACGTTGACGGTCAGCACGATTCTAGGAAGCGTCACTACGGTAAGCACGCTCATTGCAAAATCAACCATCGATACAAGCACCTTGACAACGATCAATGCCACGGTCAGCACGATGGGAATCTCTACACTGACAGTGAGCACCCTCACGGCCGATAATGTATTCATCAGCACACTTGCGGTCAGCACTCTGACGACAAGCACTCTCATTGCAAAATCAACCATCAATACGAGCACCCTAACAACGAT